AGCCCGCGTAAGCGGCATCGAAATCGCCGGGGTTTTTTAACAATTTAGCCGGGATAGTTGGCCACTTAGAGCGGCACGCAACGTGCAGTTTCGTGAGGTTCCTAACAATCGACCCGAGGTGATTCGTGGCAAAAGCTGGACGCAGGCCAAAGCCGACAGCACTTCGGATTCTTGAAGGCACCGTCAAAGGGCCGCCGAAGCGGGAGCCATCGGCACCTGTCGGAGTGCCGCCGATGCCCGAGCGTCTCGCCGTTGACGAGATCGCCGTGGCGAAGTGGCACGAGCTCGCCGGCATCTTGTCGCGGATGGGCGTGCTGACCACTGGCGACGGCGAGGCGCTGGCCACCCTGTGCGAAGTTCACTCGGCTGAGCAGTCGTGCCTACTGCAGCTGCGGGCCGGCGGTGCGGTGATGCACACCGACCTGGGAGGCGTCAAGCCAAACCCGGCCGGGCCGCTCTACCGCTCGCTGGTTGCCATGAAGGCTAGCCTGTTGAGTGAGTTCGGGCTGACGCCTTCCTCGAGGACGAAGCTTGCCACGCAAGTCGAAGTCAAAAAAGACGAGCTCGAAGAGTTCTTCGCCGCCCACGGCTAAGCATCGGCCTGGCTTGGACGAAGCTAAGGTCAGGCGGGTCTATGAGTTCTTTGAGAAGGTGCTGAAGCACTCAAAGGGCCAGACGGCCGGGCAGCCGTTCCTGCTGCTGCCATGGCAGAAGTACGTCCTAGGAGAAATCTTCGGCCGGTGCAAGCCTGACGGCACGCGGCAGTACCGCCAGGCGTACATCGAGATCCCAAAGAAGAACGGCAAGAGCACCCTGCTGGCCGGCATCAGCCTATACGCACTGCTAGCAGACGGTGAAGCAGGCGGGGAGTGCTACGGAGCGGCTAGCGACCGTGAACAGGCAGGCATCATATACAGGGAAGCTGCGTCGATGGTCCGCTCGTCGCCGGCTCTGTCGAAGGTGCTCAAGGTGCTCGACTCGCGGAAGACGATCATCCACAAGGCAAGCAACTCGTTCTATCGAGTGCTGTCGGCGGATGCGTTCAGGGCCGAGGGCCTGAACATTTCCTGCCTGCTGTTCGACGAGTTGCACGCTCAGCGTGGTGACCGCCGACTGTGGAGCGCACTTCGGTATGGCGGTGCGGCCCGGCGTCAGCCGCTGGTGCTGTCGCTCACGACGGCCGGCGAGGCCAACAAGTCGCATCTGTGGTACGAGCAGCACGACTATGCCGAGCGGTGCATTGCCGACCCGGCGTTTGATCCATCGTTCTTCGGCTGCATCTACGCCGCCGACAGGGAAGACGATTGGAAGTCGCCAAAGGTGTGGCACAAGGCAAACCCGTCCCTTGGCGAGACGATCAGCGAGGAGTCGTTTGCTGCCGACTGCCGCGAGGCCGAGAACTCTGCGACGAAGTTGAACTCGTTCCTGCGGTATCGGCTCAACATCCCGACCACGTCAGACGTGCGGTGGCTGCGGCCAGACCAGATCGCCGCGTGCATGGGGCCGCTGTCGGAGTCGCTTGAGGGCCGTGATGTCTGGTGCGGGCTCGATCTAGCCAGCAACTATGACACCACATGCTTTTCGGCCGTGGCCCCAAACGATGCCGGCGGCTACGACGTGCATGTCATGGCGTGGATACCCGAGCACAATGCCGCCGAGCGGGAGCGGAATGACCGCGTGCAATACACGGCGTGGCACCGCGACGGGTGGCTGACATACACCGAGGGACGCAGCACGGACTACAAGCGAGTAAAAGCCGACATTCTGGAGTTCGCACAGAAGCACCGCGTCCGCAAGCTGGCCATCGACAGATGGAATGCGACGCAATTGGCCACCGAGCTCTCCGACGAAGGCTTGCCTGTGACGTTGTACGGGCAGGGTTTTGCGTCGATGACAGCGCCGACGCGCCGCCTGGAGGCTCTTGTGGTCGATGGAAAGGTGCGTTTTGGATTGAATCCGCTGGTAGGTTGGCAGTTAGGAAACGCGGCTGTGCAGACCGATCCGGCCGGGAATCTGAAGGTGAGCAAGGCCAAGAGCACGGAACGTGTGGACGCGGTGGTAGCAACCATCATGGCCGTAGGCGTTCACATGGGCGAGAGCATGAAGCCCGCCGATATGCCTGAGATTTCATTCTGGTGACGCATGGAAGCGACGGCAGCACTGCCCGAAATCAAGTTCCTCGATACCCGCATGTCCCGCTGGGACGATCTTGTGGCCATGGCCGGCGAGAGCGGCGTGAGGATCACGCCCGAGACGGCGATGAAGACGGCGGCGTACTTCGCGTGCGCACGAGTGGTAGCCGAAACTGTGGCGAGCCTTCCGCTCCACCTCTACCGACGGCTTGATGACAACAACAGCGAGCGGGCCAAGGATCTGCCGCTCTACAACGTGCTTGCACGCCGGCCCAACAAGTGGCAGACCCGCTATGAGTGGGTTGAGCAGATGTGCCTGCACCTGGGGTTCTACGGCAATTCGTACCAATTCAAGGTGGCAGGCGACCGTGGCAGCGTCAGCGAACTGCATCCGCTTCACCCTGGCGGCATGAATGTCGTGCAAGAAAAGGACATGTCGCTGTCCTACGTCTACAAGGACCCAAGCACGGGCCGGCAGCAGGCGTACCGAGACGATCAGATCATGCACGTGCGGTGGCTGTCGTTTGACGGCGTGCATGGCGAGGTGCCTGTCGAACTCGGCAAGGACGCTATCGGCCTGGCTCGCGCCCTGGAGCAGTACGCCGCGACGTTCTATCGGAATAACGCCCAGCCCGGCATCATCCTGCACACCGACCAGGCGTTGCCCCGCGAAGTCCGCGAGCAGCTGCGGGACCAATGGGAAAGCGCCCATCGTGGCCCGGCAAAGGCTGGCCGTACGGCGATCCTCAGCAACGGGCTCAAGGCCGACAGCGTCTCGGCGACGAACCAAGAGAGCCAACTGGCAGAGCTCTGGATGCAGTCGCTGCTGGCCATTTGCCGCGTGTGGCGGATGCCGCCGCACATGATTCAGGAGTTGGGCCGGGCGACCTGGGGCAACCTGCAGAGCGAGATGGTGAGCTTTGAGAAGTTCACCATCGCCCCGTGGCTGCGGCGTATCGAAGGCGCGATTGAGCGTGACGTACTGCCCGAGGACGGCGACCTGTACGCCGAGTTCCTGGTGGAAGGGCTGCTGCGTGGCGACATCACGACCCGCTACCAGGCGTACGAGGTTGCCATCCGCAACAAGTGGCTCACGCCGGAAGAGGTGCGGATGAAGGAAAACCTTGGCCCGATGCCCGATGGCGTCAATTCTCCAGTCGAGGTTGAGAACACGACCGGCGACGCCGCAGAAGACGTGCCGGACGTGGCAAACGGAACGAGCGAAGACGCACCAATGAGCAGCACGGAGACAAGCAATGGCTGACGCACACGAAGATGGCGTTGCTATCGCAGAACGGATTGAGCGACGCGATTGGGAGTTCGCTGAAGACGGCGGTGCCGTGGTCGAGACTCGTGCAGATGGGCGGCCCGTGCTGACAGGCTATGCCGTTCGCTACAACACGCTCAGCGTGGATCTCGGGGGATTCCGCGAGACCATCCTGCCAGGTGCCTTTGACAAGGTGTTGAGCCGCCAGCGTGGAAAGCAGGACGTGGTGGCGTTGTTCAACCACGACCCGAATCAACTGCTGGGCCGCACTTCGAGCGGGACGCTTGAGCTGTCCAGTGATGACAAGGGGCTGCGGTACTCTGTTGTGCTGCCCAATACGGAGCTGGGCCGCACAATCGGCGAGCTCGTGGCCCGTTCTGATTTGCGCGGCTCATCCTTCGCTTTCACGGTTGACAGCAAGGGCGAGCAATGGGCACCAGGCGAAGACGGCAAGCCGCGACGCTCGATCCGCGAGGTGTCTGGCCTTTTCGATGTTTCCGTAGTGACGCACCCTGCGTACCCATCTTCGACCACGAGCGTTGCCCGTCGAAGCTTGGAGGCGTGGCTAGCATCTCAGGGGCCGGCGCAGGTTCCGGTGCTTGATGCGAAGCCAGATATGCGGCCGGCAGCGGCTGCTGGCCTGCGGCTTCGGGCCGCACGTCTCAGGAGCTTTCTGCGTGGCAAAACCGGGTGACATCTGCCCGCAGTGTGGCAAGGGCCGCGTGCGTACCCGCTCCAGCGTGCAGGCCGGCGAGCACTCGCAGGTGCGGTACATCGAGTGCCAATGCTGCACGTTTCGGTCCAAGCAAGTCGTGCCAGCGGAGTACGTCTGCCGTCGTGCTTTTGTAGATACAAACTCCCGGCGAGGTTAGTCGGCATTCGTGCCGTAGTGTGAACGAAGACACGGACAGTCACCGTTCACAACTACGGAGCGCCAAGGATGGCCACCGCACTCACAAAGCTTCAGGACCGGGCCGCCGCTGTGGCCGCCATGCTCGATGACCTGTCGAAGGTCGAGGACCGCTCCGCGGAGCAGGTCGCCGAGATGGAGAAGCTGGCCGGCGAGGCTGGGCAGCTCGAGAAGGATCTGGCCCGCGAGCACGCTATTGCCGAGCGGATCACCGCTCTGCGTGGAAAGGTGGCTGCGACTGCCAAGCCCGTCGAGGTTGCGGCCGTTCCTGCGGCCCCGGCCCCGGCTGCCGAGCGTTCGCTGAGCGGCAAGGCCCGCCACTTCCGTTCGTCCAGCGACGCTGAGGCGTGCGGCCGATGGATTCGTGGCTACGTCCTCGGCCGTGCCGAGGATCGTTCGTGGTACGAGAAGAACGTCGAGGCACGCGCTCTGTCGCCCAACGACAACGCCAAGGGCGGCGTGCTCATCCCCGACACCTTCGCCTCGACGGTAATCCGGCTGGTGGAGTCCTTTGGTGCGTTCCCGGCGCAGGCCAACAACCTGCAGATGACGAGCGACACGCTCTACATCCCGCGTCGGGTGAGCGGCAACACGGCCTACCACACCGCCGCCAACGCCGAGACCACGGTGACCGACATGGCCACCGACAACGTGATGCTGTCCAGTAAGGAGGTTCGCGTCGGCACCCGCGTCCCCAACCAGCTGATCGACGACTCGGCGATTGATCTGGCCGGGCTTGTGGCTGAAGAGTTCGCTCTGGCCATCGCGCAGCGGATCGACGAGGACGGCTTTATCGGCACGGGTGCCTCGGCTTACGGCGGCATCCGCGGAATCCAGTGGAAGTTTGAGAACGAGACACTGACGGCTGGCGTCAATGACTCGTCGCAGACGGCGGTCACTGCCCTGACGGTCGATGACTTCCTGGCGACCATCGCGAAGGCTCCCACCTACGCCACGCAGAGCCCGACGTGCGGATGGTACTGCACCCCGCAGATGCACGCTCTGGCCATGCAGTCGCTGGCCCTCGGCGGCAACGGTGCCCTGGCTAACGAGATCGTGGACGGCGTCCGTCGCCAGACGTTCCTCGGCTGGCCTGTGTTCCTCAACAACGTCATGCGGAAGAGTGCTGCGGCTGGCCAGTGCGTTGCCATCTTCGGTGACATGAAGCGGTCCAGCCACTTCGCTCTGCGGCGTCAGGTTGCGGTGCGTGCGAGCACCGACCGCTACATCGAGTTCGATCAGACCTACTTCCAGGCCACCGTGTCCTATGACGCTGTGACCTCGGACGTGGGCGACGCTTCCACCGCCGGGCCGGTCGTGGCTCTCATCCTCTGACATCAAGAACAAGGAATCAATCGTGAACCACTCGCAGAATCAGAAGAGCGTCGTTTCTCTGTCGGCCGCGGCTGGCGTGGCGTCGGGTGCATCGCACTCGGCCGCCATCGACTGCCTGGGCTACGACTCGGTCAGCATCGACGTGGCGTATCGCTCGATCGCTCACACCTCGGCACCGGCTGTGGTGACGCTGAAGCACAGCGACACGGATGGCAGCTACGCGACCATCTCGGGTTTCGTTAGCGGCACCGACTACACGCTGGCTGGCGTGAGCAACACGGCCGTGGCGAACATCACCCGGTTCGACGTTAGCACGAAGACCTTGCGTCGGTATCTGCAGGTCGAGGTGACGCCGTCCGCGTCGGCCGCCGGTGCGACCAACAATGCCGTCGTGATTTTGGCTCGGCTCGGCCGCGCCGAGATCGGTGCCGACACGGCCAGCGATGCTGGCGTCAACGTGTGGGCGAAGGGCTGATTGACTGACGTTCTCCAACCATAGGAGGATGCCGTGGGCGCGGCGTCGTCTGTGGCGGGCGTGAAGCCCGCCGTGCTCAACACGGGCAGCGGCCCAGTGCGTCTGCACTGTGCCATGTCTGTCCCAAGGCTGGGCTGGCAGGACCACATGTTCTGCTGGCCAAGGGGCCTGATCCCGTACGGCATCTCCCCGGTTCGCCTGGAGGGTGCATTCTGGGGGCAATGCCTGGAGCGAGTTCTGACCGACATGGTCGAGTCGGATGACGATCCGAAGGCGCCGCCTCTGTGGATCTTGACGCTGGACTATGACAGCATCTTTGAGCAGGACGCCGTGCCGCGGCTGCTGACGTATGCCGTGGCGAGTGGATATGACTTCGTCGCGGCGGTGCAGATGAAGCGGCGAAATGACGAGCCGCTGTTCACGATGTGCGGCGAGAAAGGCGAGCGGCTGGCGGAGGTTGGCCGGGATCACTTCGTCTACCACAACGTCATCACGGCAAACACCGCGCACTTCGGATTTACGCTGCTGCGTGCCGATGCGTTGAAGAAGATGCCGCACCCGTGGTTCATCGGCAAGCCCGGCCCAAGTGGCCGCTGGGACGAATCGCGTATCGACGATGACATTGCGATGTGGCAATCGGCCCAAAAGGCAGGGCTGAAGATTGGCGTGTGTCCTCGGGTGTGCCTTGGCCATGCCGAGGTGTGGATCAAGTGGCCCAACGAAAACATGCAGGCTCTGCTGCAGCATCCCGGCGACTTCTGGGACCGCGGCGGCCGGCCACCGGAGAACGTGTGGAAATGACACAGACTGTCGAACTGATCCCCGTCCGTATGCTGCGTTCCTACATGTCGTACCGGCCGGGGCAGATCGTGCGCGTGACCGGCGGGCTGGCTCGGACGCTGGAGCTGCAGCGTTACGCCGTGCGGCACCAGGACGAGCCGCAGCTGCGGTTCGCAACTGCACCGGAGCCCGAGGCCGAGCGTGCGGAGTCGCCTGTAGCTAGGCAGCGGAGGCGGAAGCATGCGTAACTGGGAATTGCCTGCCACAGGCAGCCGCTACCGCAGTCTGGCTGTTTCGACGGCAAGCGGAACGAACGAGCGCCCGGTGAGCGTCTCCGAAGCGAAGGAGCACCTTCGCATCGTGGATTTCACGGACGATGACACCTACATCGGCGGGCTGGTCGATTCCGCGACAACGTGGTGCGAGGACTACTGCGACCGCACGTTCGCGGACAAGCAATACACCGTGGCGTTCGATGATTTTCCGAGCCTCCGCATCGAGCTCCCGCGCCCGCCGGTGCGGTTGAACGCGACGGCCACGAGCGCCACGGTGACTATCTCGTATGTGGATTCCTCCGGCACCACACAGACCCTCACGTGGTCGCAGTCTGGGACGCAGCAGTTCCGCGTAGACCGCGACCACGTTCCTGCGTTGGCCTATCCGCTGTACCTCCAGGACTGGCCCAACGTGCGGCTGGATGACAAGGCCGTGCAGATCACCTACCTCGCCGGCTACGGCGGGGCCGCCAACGTGCCGAAGCCGGCCGTGCACGCCATCAAGATGCTTGTGGGGCACTGGTATGCCAACCGCGAGTCTGTGCTTGTGGGCAGCATTTCCAAGGAGCTTGAGTTCGCCGTGTCGGCTCTGCTCTCGCCACTACGCTGGAAGCAGTACGCATGAGCCTTGAAGGTCGCATTGCCATCGACGTGGCGTTTTCGGACTCGGCCGCCGGCACCGGCGTGCAGTCGCTCAAGCGGCTGGCACTGACCAGCACCGACGCCTACAGCAGCGGCAAAGTGGCCGTGCTCTCTGGTACGTGCGGTACGGCAGCGGTGGCAATCGCCGTGGCTCCCAGTGCCTACAAGGACTCCAGCGGATCGGCCGTATCGTTTGCCAGCGTGAGCCGGTTCGCGTTCGCGGCTTCGTCGGCTGCCGTGTGCAGCGAGGCGACCGGGGCCAGCGTGGCCATTTCCGGTGGCAGCCGCGTGGCGATCTGCGACTCTCGATCTGGCGGTACGGCTGGGTTCAATGTCTCTGCCTACTCGGGCACGGCTTCGTACACGCTCGTCATCTACGGAGCGTAGGCCATGCTCCGCTCTGGACTCATGGACAAGCTGGCCGAGGTGCAGACTCCTACGGAGAGCACCAACAGCATCGGCGAGCCGGAACTGACGTGGTCCGCATTCGCCCAGCGGTGGATCGCACTGCTGCCGCTGTCTGGCAATGAAGCCGTCAGTGCCATGGCCAACGAAGGCGTGGTCACGCATCGCATCCGCATGCGGTACACCAGCGGGCTCAAGCCGAAGATGCGGGTGGTGGCCGAGGGCCGCACGTTTGAAATCATGTCGGCCGTCGAGCGTGGACGCCGCGAGGAACACGAGCTCCTAGTGTCGGAGGTCGTGGACTGATGCGTACCGACATGACCGTGGAAGGCGTCGAAGAGATCCTCAATGGATTTGCCATCCTGTCTAGCAGCATCCAGAAGAAGTACCTCGGGGCTGCCGTCCGCGAGGCTGCAAAAGACGAGATTCCAGAAATCAAGGCGCTGACGCCTCGGGGCCCGACCGGCAACCTCCGACGCAGTGTCGGCGTGAAGGTCGAGAAGAAGAAGCGAAACGCCACTGCCGTCGGGATCCTGGGCTACCGCTCCAAGGGTGGCGGGAACAATTCGGAAAAGGGCTTCCATGCTTGGTGGGTGCAGAACGGCACGAAGTTTCGGCAGCCAAAGAACTACGTGCTCAAGGTGCCGATGGCGAACGCCTCGGTGTATCCGTATCTGCGTGGCAAGGTGGCTCGCATCGGCGGCAACGAAGGCGGCATGATCTTCTTTGGCCAGGTCAAAGGCATGCCCAAGAGCGACAAGTTCAAGCGATGGGCCGACGCCAACCTGCCGCAGATCAAGCAACGGCTGATCGGCAAGCTTGACGGGGCTCTCGGCAAGGCGATTTCCGAGGCCGAGCGGCAAGCCATTCGCAAGATGTACGGCAAGAAGTAATGCTCACCACCACTCATATCGACGAATCGCTTGTGCAGCTGCTGACGGCTGACGCCGACATCGCCATGTATGTTGGCGGGCGAATCTATGCCGTCCAGGCTCCGCAAGGGGCCGACCTGCCGTGCATCGTTTACCAGCGTGAGAACACTGGCAGAGGGCCGTTCATGCACATGCAGGGCATGACGGGAATCACTCGTGCGACGTTCACGATCTCGGCGATCGGTGACTCTCTCGTGGGCGTGCGAAACCTCGCCCGAGCCATTCGCCTCGCCCTACAATTCAAGGTAACAGGCAGCATTCGGCTGGCCGTCGTCAAGAGCGACGACGACACGCAGGAGCCGCCAAACAACGGGGAGCAACTCCCCATCTACCGCACGGATTTGTCAGTAGAGATCACCTTTACGGAGGCTTGAGAAAGCCATGGCAGTTGATATTGGTCAGGGTACGTTTGTGGGGTTTGGGACGGCGCTGCACACGGCGACCGGCTACAAGATCACTGGCGTCAACCACGGTGGCATTTCTCGTGCTGTCGCTGAATCGACGCACATGCTCTCGTCCGCTAAGGAGTTCGTGGCAAGTTCCATCTACGATCCCGGCGAGCTGTCGGTCGAGGTGCTCTTCGACCCGGCCGTGAAGCCGACGACCGACATGGCGAACGTGGCGACCAACCAGACCGTCAACGTCTACTGGGCCAGTGGAGGCACGACCACCACGCTCTGGAGCGCCTTCGGCTATGCCACCGGCTTCGAGGCTGGTGCCCAGATGGAAGACATGATGAGCGGCACGCTCACCATCAAGCTCAGCGGCACGCTGCCGAGCTAGTGCTGACAGGAGGCGCGGACTGTGGCTCTTACTCGCGAGCAGATTAAAGCCAAGCGTGGCGTTCGCCCCCGCGTGGCGTTAGACGTTCCAGAACTTGGCGGCACCATCTACGTCGCCAAGTTCTCAGCCAAAGACCGCGATCGCTTTGAGCAGATCGTGACCGGCGGCAAGGTTGGCGGCGTCAACCTGGACAACGTGCGGGCCCGATTCGTTGCCATGGTGGTGGTGAACGAAGACGGCACGCGGACGTTCGAGGACGCCGACGCGGAGTGGATCGGTGAACTGGACACGGACATTGTGCAGGCCATCGTCGATGCGGGATTCAAACTAAACGGCATCGGCGGCAACGCAGTGGAGGAGGCTGCGGGAAAATAGAACGGCAGCCGGTGCTCGCGTTCCTGTACCGGCTGGCCTTGAAGCTCGGCATCTGGGACGTAGAGCGGCTGGCCGACGAGATGAGCGTCGATCAGTTGTACGGCTGGATGGGCTACTACCTGCTCGAGCCGTGGGGCGACGAGTGGCTTAGGGACGCCGTGGCGATTGCTCAGAGATACAACGCAAACCGAGGCAAGCGGCAGCCCGTCAAGAAGCCAGAGGAGTTTTTGCCGGTTCCGAAGCGGGCACAGACACCAGATCAGATCCTCGCCACGCTGAACGCGATCCCGCGGTGAAACCATGGCAAACAATTTCGGCCGCGTAAACGTCAGCATCACCGCCAGCACGGGCGGATTGACGGCTGGGCTGTCTAAGGCCGGGCGGCAGCTCAAGGGATTTCAGAAGAGCGTCGGCGGGCTGTCTGCCTTGAGCGGAACGCTTGGCGCAATGATGCCGATGCTGATGCCGGTGGTGGGCGGGTTCGCCACTCTGGCTGGAGCGGTTACCGCCCTGACTTCGGCGACCCGCTCTGCGGAAGCCCTGCACAATCTCTCGCAAGAGTTGGGCGTGGCGGCCGGCGAGTTGCAGGTCATGCAGCAGGTGGCTGCCGAGTCTGGCGTGAGCCAGCAGCTGCTCACCACGGGCCTGCGTCGTACCGCTCGAATGGTCGGCGAGTTGGCCCAAGGCACGCCGGCTGCGGCCAAGGCGTTCGCTCAACTCGGCCTGACGATGGAAGATCTGGCTGGGCTCAGCACGACCGAGCAGTTGGCGCTGATTGCCGACCGCATTGCAGCCCTGCCGCCGCACATGCAGGCCGCAGCGGCAATCGACATCTTCGGCCGCAGCGGCCAGGGGATGCTTAACTTCCTGCGGCAAGGCGGCGACGCTTTCCGCGAGATGGACCGGCTGCTGACAGACCTGGGCGTGAAGATGAGCGGCCCGCAGGTTGCGGCCATCGAAGCCATGGGCGATGCGATTGGCCGGCTGGCATTGCCGATGCAGGGATTTGTAATTCAGTTCCTGGCGGAACTCGCGCCGGCCATTACGGCTGCGTCCAACTTGATTGTTGATTTCTTTGCCAAGAACACTGCCGGCTGGACGATGGCAAAGACGCTTGCAGACGGGCTTGTCACCGGTATCCGCATGGTCGTTGGCGCGATGACGCTGCTGACAGGCATCTTCCAGGTGTTCATGGCCCTGGGCTCGCAGATCGGGCAGATGTTCAGCGAAGTGTTCAGCATCATCCTCGACGGCGTCACCAACGTCATGGAGGGCGTGGCCGGGCTTGCCGAGGCTGCCGGCTTCTCTGGGCTTGCAGAGTCGCTGGGGCAAGGTGCTCAAGGCACGGCACAACTGGCAGACGGTGCCAGGCAGATGGGCGAGATGTACGGCCAGTCAGCCGCCGACACGTTCGGCCAGGCCGTTGAGAACATGGGAAGCCCGTTCGCTGCATTCGACCGTGAGTTTGCGTCCGCCCAGGCGGATGCCCAAAAGGCTGGCGCTGCAGGTGCGGGTGAGGCTGCCGGCCAAAGCATCGGTGCCGCCATCAAGGCTGCGTCTTCCGAGTTGAGCGCCCTGGTTGTCGGCTCATCCGGCGGCGAGTCCTACCGCAACATGCTCGCTCGTGGCGGTGATCCTCGGCTTGGCGGGGCCGACGCTGCCAAGCAGACAGCCGACAACACCGAGCGGGCTGCCGACGGCATCGAAGACGTGGCCGCTGCCGTGCGTGACATTCCCGGCTTCGGCCAGGCTCAATTGGCGATGGTGTAACCAATGGCAATTCGCACCGTCCGCCAGCTGCGTTCGTTCCGATTTCGGGAAACGAAGTCCGACAAGGGCAGCATTCAGTACGCCGGCTCCGTAGAGCTGCTCATCATCTGCGATGCGGCACCTGATTTCGGTGCCATCAAGAACGACACCAGCACATGGCCGGAGTTCTACAATCGCAAGATTCCGCAGATCAACGACAACGAAAACGTCGGCGGCATCCAGTTCTATGTTACGGGCCGAGACTTTGAGTACTACGACGGCGAAAACGAGTTCTGCGTCAAGGCGACGATTCAATACGACAGCAAGCCGGATGCCGATAGCGACGAGCCGGGCAAGACTGACGAAGAGCGGACCTGGCTCAAGATCTCTATACAGTCTCTGCAGGAGCGGCGGCCGGCGAGCGAGTCGAATCAAGAGAACCCGAACGACCCGATCAAGCCGCCACTGAACTCGGCCGGCGATCCCGTGGACGGCCTCGAGGAAGACACGGCCCTACTGCGGCTGACGTTCACCAACTCCAACGCGACGGCTCCAGATTTTCCGGCTCTGTTTTCTTACCTCAATACGTGCAATCAGACAGCGTTCCTCGGTGCTGCGCCGTATACGCTGCGCGTCACCGGCTACGGGGCCGACTTCGATCAGAAGAATCAGGTGTGGTCCGTGTCTGTCGAGTGGACGTACAACCCGTCAGATTGGAAGATCCGCTACTACGACGTTGGCTATCACGGGATCGTGAACGGCGAGCGTCTGGCCATCATGGACAAAAGCGGCAATCCGGTAAGCAAGCCCGTGCCGCTGAACAACGACGGTTCTGCCAAGGCTGTCGGCGAAGACCCAGACCTGCTGGCCATCAAGCCGTACGACGAAAGAGACCATACCATCATGCTCCGCACTTGCGGGCTTTTGTAGGAGATAGCCATGGCGAATGAAGTCACACTGTCGCTCTCGGTTGCCGTGTCCAACGGAAACCACAACGAGACCTTCACGGCGTCCGGACTGAAGTTCAACCAGGCGGCCCAGGGCGTACACGCTCAGATCGTGAACGTGAGCACGGCCGTGGCAACGCTGTCCATCGGGGCTGTCTCTGCGGCTGGCTACGCTGGGTTCCGCAACATGAGCACCGCCACCAGCGGGACGGCCTACGTGGCCATCGGCTCCTATGACGGCACCAACATCCAAGAGTTCTGCAAGCTTGGCCGTGGGGCTGCTGCTGTCATTCCGCTCGTGCCGACGATCACGCTGGCAGCCAGGGGTTACGGCACCACCGGAAAGATCCGCTACGTCGTGTTTCAGGAGTAAGCCGTGGCTGACACGTTCGGCTTTTCTCTCAACGACGCCAAGCGTATCGGGCGGGCCGTTCGGCTCGTTGAACGTGACGAGCCCCGGCAGGATCTGAGCGGCTCCCGTGACGCCACGATGTCTCGCGGCGTTCGTCTGCTGCTGGCCAAGCACGCAGGCACCAACGGCTGGACCAAGGGAACGACGGCCACCGTGACCGTCTACAACGGCGAGCCACTGGCTTCTGCCATCACGGTTGTAGCCCACAACCAGTTCCTCACGTTCTCGACTACGACGGCGTGTACGCAGCGGTGGGTGGCTCTCGGCCACAACGGCTGGGGCTGGTACGCGATTAGTCAGGAAAAGGCGTGCACGACTACGTGCTCGATGGACTACGCCGGCGTGGACTTCTCGGCCCTGCCTGGGTTTGACCGTACCAAGATTCAGCTGCTCGGCCACAACAGCGGCGCGACTGCAACAGACAGCACGGACTGCGTCAGCATCCGTTGGTACGACATCACCACCTGCTCAACCGCCGCATGACGCTCATTACGTTTCAAGACGGCAAGCCCGTCCTGCGTGACGGGAAGGTTGGCACGGAGCAGGGGTGCTGTTGCGGCGGACAGTGTCCGTGCGTGTGTATTTGCCCGGCTTTCCAATTGACTGAAGTTATGCGGGGACCATCACCTTTCGGCCCCATTCCTGCTGACGACCCAGACGCAGCAAATCAAGCCGCCGCGCTTCTTGAAACAATAATGAATGCTCAACAAAAAGTTTTGCAAGGACCAACCGGCAATTTCACAATTTCTCAGAGAAACTGCGAGGGAGGTGGGCCGCGAGTGCAGTTAGTTGACGATGAAAATAGCCCATTTTGGACCGGCTATCCAACGTATTGGGTTTTCTTTCCAGAGCTAGTTGCTACTTGCTGTGGAGAGATCGAAAATTTCACAGGTCAGCGGCAGTGGTTTTATGAATCAGATAGGCATCCGGTTTACGGTTTTCGATCAGCGTACGATAGTTATGAAACTTGCACGCCGAACAATAATTACCCGGCTCCATACACTAGTGAAAATGCGTCAGATTGTTATCCATTTGTTCAAGGCCAAAAGTTTACGCACCCTGTTTCATGTCGCAGTGAGTCTCAAGGAGATTGCGTCGATGGCGGCTGCAACCCACTCCCATGATCCGCTGTCACCTACGACACCTTGAAGCCCGTTGCCGTGAGCGTGGCTACACGCTGGACGAGGTGCGTGGCTGCATCGTCAACCAGGACGGCAACACGATCACGGTGGACGAGACGCATTCTGCCTACCCGCGAGCAAAGCCCGGCCTGGGAGACATGGTTGCTGCCGGCCTGTCTGCCGTTGGCATCACGAAAGAGCGTGTGTCGGCCGCCCTCGGCGTGAAGGACTGCGGCTGCACAAAGCGACAGCAAGCCCTCAACGCCATCGGGCGAAAACTCGGCATCGGTTGACGCCCCCGCTACCGTGGCATGCAAAAGGACTGTGCATGGCCGGCTGGCTCATCATCCTCACTGGCGGCATCTACGCGGTGGTGGCCGCGGATCTGTGGTGCCACGGCAAGACCGGGCTGGCCATCGCGTACCTAGGCTATGCATTCGCTAACGTCGGACTCTACATGGCTTCGAGGTGACCGTGTCGAGCGACCATCACTTCACGCTGGACGGCACCGAGTGGCTATTGCGTTTCACGACGCTGAAGGGTTCCGCCTACGGGTACACGTATTCCCAGGATGCAGCCTCGCCGCGAATCATCATCGACTCGCGGCTCCGAGGCCGGAAGCGGCTCGAGGTCCTGGTGCACGAGCTGCTGCACGCCATGAATCCGACGATCTCGGAGGAGCACGTCACACAGCAGGGAAAGGACATCGCCCGCGTGCTCTGGACGTTGAACTACCGGGAGGTGAGCGATGGGTAGATCCGCAGGCACGTTCCGCCGCAAGAACGCGAGCGACCCGTGGCTTGTGACAAGCCTTGACGGGAGCGTCACTCGCATCGACTTCCGCGCTCGGCTCTGGGTTCTTCTGTCGAGCGACTGGCATTGGGACAGCGTGAAGTGCGACCGTGACAAACTTGCCTCCGATTTGCAGAAGGCAAGGGAATTGAACGCCGCGGTGCTGTCCATCGGTGACCACTTTGACGCCATGGGCGGGAAGTACGATCCGCGCAGCAACGGCAAATGGGACGTGCGACCGGAGTTCCAGCGTGGCAACTACTACGATGACATCGTGACGCAGTGCGCCGAATGGCTGGAGCCGTACCGCGAGCAGATGGCACTCATCACGCCGGGCAACCATGAGACGGCCGTACGGAAGCGGATGGAAACGTGCCTGACCACTAGGCTCGTGGAACAGCTGCGGGTGCGCGGCTCAAAGGTGCGGTCGGCTGGCTACGCCGGATGGGTGCTGTTCCGCGCGACGGCAGGCAATAGTACAGCGTTGTACCGTCTGTGGTACCACCACGGCTACGGCGGCGGCGGCCCGGTGACGCGAGGCGTGATCGACTACTCGCGATACCTTGTGGACGTAGACGCCGATTGCATTCATGCCGGGCACGTGCACCAGCGGACCATGATCGAGGCGACCCGTCAGCGGCTTTCGCCGACGGGCCTCGCCCGCGTGCGCCCGATTCATCTCGTAAGGTCAGCTGCTTACAAGCAGGAGTGCTTGACCGACGGGTGGGCGGTCGAGAAGGGGATGTCCAGCAGGCCGCTTGGCGGATGGTGGATGTTGTTGAAGTGGACGAAAGACAAGAAGGAATTGTGTGCCAGTTTTCACGACTCGCCACGCGACGACAACGACGATGCTTGACGCACGCCACACACTGCGGCTTTCCATTTTCCAGAAAGGGACACGATGAGCACGACACTTGAAGCGGCGAACGAGACACTTCGCAATGCGGTGCGCACCAGGCTGGACGCGACGCCAGCAGATGATCCGAAGATGGTGGGGTACAAGCCGCCGATCCTCGCCGGTTGCCAGCCCGCGATGGAGTGTGCCGCTGAGGTGCTGTCGCGGGCGTCGTGCTGCGAGGGGCAGCGGCAGCGTGGCGACGGACTGCTGAGCGAGACGTACGCGGAGTGGGAGCCTGCCTTTCAGTCCGTCTCGCCGGCAGAGCAGACGCTGCGAGACGCTATCGTCACGATCCGAGACCGGCACGGGAAGTACGGGCCACCTACGGAACACTTCAGCCGCACCGCATCGCTGGTGAACGCGGCGTTCGGCACGACGTTCACGGCGGCCGATTGGGCTCTCGTCATGGTGCTCGACAAGATCGCCCGCCAGTTGGGGACAGCGGCGACCGACGATGCCGCCATCGACATCGCAGGGTATGCGGCTTGCCATCAGGAGTGCCGGGGTGGCTGAGCCCCTCTCCGACGCCTACCTGCAGCAGTGCGAGTTCGACGCTCGCCGGTTCCAGGGTGCGTACGTCGGCACGGCCGGCACGCTCGCTGGCCACGTTATGCGTCTGCTCGCGGAGCTGTCGCGAGTGAAGGGCAAACTGGCCGTGACGATTGCACAGCGGGATGAACTGCCGTCGCTGTCGCAGATCCGTGGAGATTGAGCCGGGCCAGAGCGTTGAGGCGGCGTAGGGTCATCCTTTCCCCCGCGCTGCTTCCGCTCTGTGCCCGGCTTGGATACCTCAATCCCCCTGGCTCCACCCAAACGAGAAGCCCTGCTTCCACTGCATCTTGAAGCCAAGACCGCCACTGTGTCCCATCTGCAACGCGGACTGCCTCGCCATCGCGTCCAGCTGGGCGCTGTCCGGCTTGATCATTCCCGTCTTTGCCATGCCGTAGCCAACGCGAAACCCGTGCTCAAAGATCGGGTCCGATTGCTGCGGCTGTTGCGTTTCTACTGCCGCCTTCTTCGCTGCCCTCTTCGCCTTTGTGCTGGAAGGATTGACCAATCCGGCCACAAAGCCAGTGCCAATGAAGAGACCAAACGCAATCAACAGGACTCTACCGCAACCGCTCTTTTTCTTCGGCATACCGTCCCTCCTTTCGGGGAGTAAAACCGTATCCGTACGGATATGCAAAGAAAACTGAACGCACGTTCAAGCCGCTGGACTATCGCCGTCCTGCGGCGGTTCGTTCAGGTCGAGAGGCGGCAGGTAGTCCAGGGCAGACTGCTGCCCAGTGATTGTGGTGTCTAGGTAGTGGTCGCGCGTGGTCTTCGGGTTGGCGTGCCCCAGGTGGTCCGTGGCGTCGCCGCCACCGGCCTTGACGTAGGAACCGCTGGCCTTGCGGATGGCATGGAAGCCCCTCGGTTTGACGCCGGCCCGCTGGCACAGCAGCCTGAGCGATTGGAATAGGCTGCTGGGCCGCCGGTGCTCGATCCAAGGCCAGACCAGATCGGCATCTGCCCTGCGGTAGCGACGCAGCTGCTGGGCCAGGTCGGGGTGAATGGCCCGCTGGATCGTCTCGATGCCGCCTTTGCGTGTCTCGCCGAGGAAGGTGATGCGGCAGGCTTCGAGATCCACCTCCGACCACCGCAGCCGCAGGTGGCTGCCGATACGCTCGCCGGTGTACCAGAGCGACTGAATCAACGTCATCCACAGCCATGGGGCTGGGACGCCACCGATTGAGCCGTGTGCCGTCCTCGCGGCTCTGACGAGTGAAGACACCTCGGCGACCGTGTAGCCACGTGGGGGCCGCGTGGGAACCCGCAGGCGTGGCAGATCAGGGAACTCGGCAGCGATCCGCTTCCGGGCGGCGAAATTCCATAGGGCACTGATGTGGGCCTTGTCCTTCGCCACGCTGGCCGGCGAGCAGACTTTGCCGCGGTGCGGTGTGACGGCTCGCCAGCGTAGGAACTTGGCGATTACCAGATCGTCAAAGTCGGTGACTGCCGGTTCCCGCTGCAGGAAGTCTCGCAGCCGGTCGATGCTGTGCCCAAACAGCACCACGCTCCTGGCCGACAGGTTGTGGAGCGGTGCGTACCGCTCGTGCAAAAGCTCTCGAATGGTCATCTCACTGCCTCCCGGTTGGTGTCTAGGCAGTAGTATACAGAAGTCCAGGGTGTACGAGTCTTGAAGCCCCATGCCCTCCGCTACTACTTTTGTTCACTAGTGAACTGTAGGACGTGTTTCTCTGCGTGATGGCGACGTGGTTCCGGTTGGCTGGTTTTGGGGGTTTGGGTGGCGCGACATTTTGATTTGCACGGACTCGCCGATACTATTGGGGCATGATCTCTATGGCTAACCCGTTCGCCGGATACCTCACCATCCGGCAGGTGATGAAGATGATCGGGGCTCGAGCACCGAGCACCGTCAACCGGCTTGTCTACGACGAGGACAAGCCACGTCCAGCAGGCAAACGGCTGGCCGGCACGCTGATTCAGGGGCATGGTTGGATGATCCAACGGAAGAGTTTGGACGCCTTCATTGCCGAGGAGTCCACCAAGCCCCGTGGCGTCGGCTTTCCTCGCGGTCATTCCCGCGCCGCCGAGCCCGAGGCTGAAAAGCCCAAGGCGAAAAAGCCCGCCAAGCGGGCGGCAAAGTCTGCCCGAGCGGTCAAAAAGACCTGAGCCGGGCTAAGAATTTTCGGAAATGTGCGTTTTCCCCGGCATTTGCCACTATTGCATATGCACAGATATGCCGATATGATTGGGGCATGCGAGCGAATGAGACTCGCAGCCACGAGCCGGGAGACGAAACGATGAAGACTGCCACCAAGACCGCCGCTGCCAAGTTCCTTGCCGCCGCTCGTGAGGCTGGCTGGCTGGTTCACGCAAACGTCTCGACCAACGTCGTGACAATCGTGAAGCACTTCACGCCTAACAGCCGCGAGGAGTTTGTGCAGCTCGACGGCGAGTACTACGGCATCCTGTCGATGGTGAAGGCTCGCGACGGCAGCATGTGGGGCACGGACGGCTCGGGCGTCGGCGGCTACTCGGCCATGCTGCACGGCTGCTTCACCATGAACATCAGCGGCGTCAGCCCGGCGTTCATCGCCGCGATCTGACCAAGCCACCCGCCAGCCGGCAATCGGGCCGGCTGGCAACACCAAACAAAGGTGGGGCCACCCGGCCTGCCGACAGCTGCGAAACGGGTGGCACACGCACACAGGATCTCTTGGCCAAGGAGGGCCAGATGAAACGCCAATGGAACGCCGCCATGCAATCGCTCGTCTTGATCCGCATGGGCCAGGAACTGGGCACCGACTCAAGCCTCGCCCAGACGGTGGCCCACGCCATCGACTTTGTGATCGGAACGCTCACCAGATTCTTGTCTTGACGAACTGACGCTACGCCAAACAGGTGTACACAATTTCCAGTCCCCTCATTTTGTCGGTTGCCCCCGCTTGACGCCCCACTGAACGCCGGTATAGTTGCCACCCAAACCCAAAGGAGATCCCGATGAACGCCGATCCCCACGCCCGCGAATACCTTGCCGCCGTCGCCGCAATGCCCGAGCACACCCTATCGAGCGGCACCACCCGCTACAGCGACGGCAAGCTCGTCACCACCTACGCGGTGGGCGACCGCATCCGGTTCATTGAGAAGGGCCACACGCTGGCAGGCGTCGTGGTCGAGGTGCTGACGGACAACACGTACCACGTTCGCCGGCACGTGCCCGACCACGGCAACATGCACTACGCGGTGAGCGAAGAGCAGATCGTGCCGTTCTGAGCGAAGCACAGGACCGTCACCCAGCGGAGCTAGGTGGCGGAAGGAGCCCGGTGGAACCGGGGCAGCAAGGACGCACCAACAGCCCGCCGAGCAGGACGCGGAGCGGGATTTTCATAGGACATTCGCAATTCGCGAAACACGAAAGGACGCGCGAGATGAGCACGGAGATCAGCACCCAGCGGGCCAGCGGCTTGGCCCTTCAATCGTTCGATGACGCCTACCGATTCTCCAAGATGGTGTCGGCGTCGGAGTTCGCCCCGAAGGATTTTCGCGGCAAGCCCGAGTCCTGCATGCTGGCCATCCAGCACGGCAGCGAGGTGGGCCTGTCCCCGATGCAGTCGCTCCAGAGCATCGCCGTCATCAACGGACGGCCCACGATCTGGGGTGACGCTGCCCTGGCCCTGGTGCAGAGCAGCCCGGTCTGCGAGTACGTCAGGGAGTACACCGAGGGCGACGGCGAGCAGCTCGTCGCGGTGTGCGAGGCCAAGCGGCGAGGCTACCCGGCTCCGACCGTCGTGCGATTCGGCGTCGCCGACGCCAAAAAGGCCGGGCTGTGGGGCAAGAGCGGCCCGTGGCAGCAATATCCGGGGAGAATGATGGCCCTGCGAGCACGGGGCTTTGCACTTCGCAACGCCTTCGCCGACGCTTTGCGTGGGCTCATCACGGCCGAAGAAGCCCAGGACTATCCGGCGGTGGCCCCGACGCCAGAGCCGGCCCGCGAGCCTGTTGTGGTGCGGCCGAAGTTCAACATCGCTCCGGTTCCCGCAACCGACCCGGCCGCGAACGCGCGGCAAGCCATCCAGAAGACGAACAACCTGGACGTGCTGGCGGCGCTGCGTACTCGCGTGCATCAGCGGCACGCGGAGGGCACGTTCACTGAGTCCCTTCGGGATGAGCTGATCGGCCTGATCGACACCAAGTGCGAGTGGCTGGAGTCGGAGCCCGAGGACAACGGCCAGGAGTTCGAGCACGAAGCCGCCGGCACGGAGGCTGTGTCGTGAGCGGCCAACTCAGCTGGCAGATCCGCAGCGGCAACTGGTCCATCGGCGTGGCATACGCCGCCGAGTTGCTCCGCGTGCGGCTGGCCTACATGCAGCAGCACGGCAGCCACTGCAACCAGCCGCAGCTGATCGACGAGGCATTGCAGTACGCGACGATGCTGCGCGATTGGACGCGGGCTAACCAGCCCGTGGTCACGCGACGTGTCGAGAGGGACACATTCGGAAAGCCAGGACCAATGAGCGACGGTTAGCACAGATGTTGATACGGCGGCACGCGGTTGCCGCAGCGGCTGAGATGCTGCATCCGCCCGTATCGCCGGCCCAGTGCGGACCAACGCCGGCAGTCGCAGCCTCTACTCCCAGAGGTGATGCGACCGAGTGCCCCACGTCACGGGGCTAATACACACGAAAGGATGCGTGATGAACCACTACGGCATCGAAGACACCACGCTCGCACCTCGACCGCGCCGGGCGTAACCCGGCAAATACACGGACGGTTGGTTTCACACGAAAGGATCACTGCCATGAGCAGCGCAATTGACGATGACGGCTATCTGACGTTTTCTCAGAACGACAACATGATCCGCCGGCTCACCGATCTTGGTATCGAGTGGGACGAGCAGGATGTTCGGGTCTGCGACATCGACCTTTCCGACAACCGCTATCAGACGCGGTTCGACGCTGGCAGCACGGACGAGGAGTTCGTGCTGCGGTACAAGGATGCCTACCTCAACGGCGACCTGCTCCCGATGCCGCTGATCGTGGTTGCTTTTGCCTCACGCAACCAGCGGGACACGAAGGCCAGTCCGTGCGCAGGGCGTCACCGGCTTGAGGCTGCGAGGCGTGCCGGCGCAAAGACGCTTCGATGCCTCCGGGCGTTGCCGAAGAACCAGGGCGATGTGGATGCCCTTCGGGATCTGTCACTGTTCGACAACGCCACGAACGGCAAGTCGATCTCGGATGACGAGGCGTATGCGTACTGTGCTAGTGAGGTGATTACCAAGCATGGCGGCGTTACCGCCGGCATGCCAGACAAGAAGTTCATCGCGTCGATGTTCCGTCGCTGGGATGGGCACGGCGTTCGCAGGGAGCGACTGGTCCTGCACATCAAGTCGCTGATGGCAAAGCAGCACTGCAACGCCATCGGGCTTCAGACGCCGGCCAAACTTGTCGAATCGTTCGGGGAGTTGTGGGCGTGGAATCACGACCCTGGGTTCGACGATCTGGCGAAGCAGTTCTGCCGATTCTTCGACGACGCTGACGTGCGGAAGGTGCTGCACGAGTCGAAGCGGAAGCGGCTGTCTGCTGCTGCCACCCTGGCCGAGCTTGTCAGTGCATCGCGTGGCTACCGCAACGGTCGCCGCGAGGCGATGGACCCGGCTGCTGTGATTCGCTTTCGCTGCGACGACATCCGCAAGCAACTGTCCAAGCTGGAGTCAGACATGGGGCTGGACTTCGCCAAGCTGGACGAAGTGCAGCAGCAGATCGAATCGCTGTGGACGGCATCTGAGGAGACTGTTTCGAAGCTTCGGGCGAAGTTGGGAGGGCTTGTTCATGCCTAGTCGCACAATCACGCACGACACTGGCGGCACGCAAGCCGGCACTGCCATGTGCCTGGAGTCGATTCGCAAGGCTATCAGTGTTCGAGGGCTTTGCACCGAGTCCGAGGCGAGGGGCATGACGATGAGCCTGTACCCGCCACAGGTTCTCGTCAGGATCGGGGCACAGAAACTTAAGAACCGAAAGCGTGGCACGTCGTGCCGGTTCGCTGCGGAGGTTGATGCCTACATGGCCGGCGGTGCCGTGTCGCCGGATGCCGTTGAGTGGTTTCGTATCGTCGGCGGAAGGCGGCTGCTGACGCGGTTGAAACAGTCCGTAAAGAACGGGATGGGCGATGACATTGCGTACGACCCGATCACGAAGGCATTCGTTTCCGCGTTCGCCAACTGCGGCGTGGATACGCCACGGCAAATGCCTGCCGAGGCGAGGGCGTCGCTGACGCCCGAGGTGATGAACGCCCAGCAGCGGAAGGTCTTTGACTACATCCGCGACCAGGGCGAGCACGGGGCAACGGACGAGGAGTGCCAGAGGGGGCTGGAGATGAACCCGTCGTCGCAGAGGCCGCGACGTGGCGAGCTTGCCGACGCTGGTCTCATTGTGGTGGCTGGCAAGCGGATGACCAGCGCGAACAAGCGGGCGACAGTGTGGAGGGCGGCGACGTGAAGAAGACCAAGGCCGAATACTGGGCACCAAAGATTCACGCCGAGTGGCGGAAGAGCGTAGAGGGCATCCTTGGCGTTGGCCGGCAACTGATTGCGGCGAAGGAAGCCTGCAAGCACGGTGAGTTTCTGCGGCTGTTCAAAGGGCACCACAACGCGGTGAGCGAGCCGGTGCCGTTCTGCGAGCGGAGTGCTCGCATGTTGATGGATGTTTCATCAAATCCGGTTCTGTCAAACCGGAACCATGGTTCCGATTTGCCGGCCTCCTGGCGGACGCTCTACGAACTCACCAAGCTCGATGACGAGACGCTGATCGCCGGCATCAAGGCTGGCGAGATCACGCCTGAGACGACCAGGGCGCAGGCGGCAGCCTTGCACGCCGACCCAGTAGAGAAGCCTGAGAAGCCACCTCACGAAGAGATGGCATCGGCGGTGAAGAACGCGGTCACAAAGTTCGTCGGGCAACTGACAACGCACGAGCAGTATGTGTACGTGCGGCGACGGATTGAGCAACTTCTTGAGTTTCTCGCAGAAATGGAGTCCGAGAATGCAGTCGGAAGGTCAGGGAAGACGACCGCCCGCACCCGTGCCGGTTGAGATCACGCGAGGCGACGTGCTTGCGTGTTTCGATTTTGCGATCCGGTGCGCTCGACTTCGGCAATACGCAAACAGCGGAGGCTGGCGTGGCGGGCTTGCTCCGGCAATGACGCTCTACGCGGGCGTGGCAGTTGATAGCACTGTCGCCGGCATCGTTATCGGCAAGGTTGCTGAGGTGGCTATGTGCAGGCTTGCTGGCGTGCCCGTTGATTTGGCGTTGCGAGAGCGTGGCGATGGCGGCCGCGACTTGCTTCTGCCTTGCGGGGTAACGCAGGTGAAAGCCTCGCGGAAGTCATACGAGACGAAGCTAGTCCGCGAGCCTTTCGAGGCGGCCGAATGGTTCGTTTTTGCCACATGGGGTGGGACAACCAGCACGGTCGCGATCGACGGATACGCGAGTCGTGCCGCGATGTCTCGCATGGAGGTTGTGTCTTCTGTTCGTGGCGGATGGATGAACCGCGAAGTGCCTGTGTCTGAGCTGCTGCCCATACGTTCGCTGCTGAAAATCAGGCCAATAGGTGAGGTGCTGTGATGCCGTCAATCATTCGATACCCAGGATCTAAGGCAAAGCTTGTCCAGAGCATCCGCGGCGCAATGCCGGGATGGATGGTCGGCAACCTATGGGAGCCTCCAGTTGGTGCCATGTACATCGAGCCGTTCTTTGGTTCCGGTGCCGTTGGGCTAGAACTGCTTGATCACGTTGGCGACTCGATCTCCGTGTGGATCAACGATGCCGACTACGGCATGTATGCCATGTGGAAGTCGATCCAAGAGCACACCGCAAAGCTCGTGCGGTTTGTCCGCGACTTCGAGCCGACAACCAAATCCTTCTACGAACTAAAGAGCAGCGACGGCACGCCCAGCGGAGACCTTCCGTTTGACGGGTTCTGCAAGATTGCCCTGCATCGCATGAGCGTCAGCGGGTTCGGGCGCATGGCAGGCGGACCGATCGGCGGGCGAGACCAGGCAGGCGACTACACGGTTGGATGCCGGTGGAATCCCGCTTCGGTTGAGCAGGCGATCTACAACGCACGAGCAACGCTTCGGAAGTTTCATTCCGTCCGGATCACCAACCTTCACTTCCGCGACGTTTTGGCGCACGCAACGCCAACTTCGCTCATCTACCTCGACCCTCCCTACTACGTGAAAGGTGGGCAGCTTTACGCCCACAACATGAGCCCCGACGAGCACGCCGAAATGGCGACGCTGTTGCGTGAGACTTCGGCAGATTGGCGGCTGTCATACGACGACTGCCAAGAGATCCGAGACCTCTATTCATGGGCGGAATTCAAGGAACTGGAAATCCGCTACACGAACGCAGTCACGGACAAGAAGCGGCCCAAGAACCGCGAGCTTCTCATCAGCCCTACGCCAGGCGAGGTCGATGGCGACTACGCCGGCATGGGTTGGATCGGAAAGGATGGGCAACCGTAATGGCCGGTGATTGGGTCAAAATGCGTTCCGCTCTTCTGGCGAACCCGAAGGTGCACGCCATCGCCAAGGCGATCGGCCGCGATCCTCGGGCCGGGGCTGCCCTCACGACCGGGTTCTCGGGCTGCCCGGACCAGGTGCTGTCACGTAACGCGTTACGTCACGTCACCGTAACGGCGTTACTGTGCGTGTGGAGCAGCGCAAACGAGCACTCCGTAGACGGTCTGCTGTCGTGCTGCGACCTCGAGGACCTGGACGAAATCTCCGGTGTGCCGGGTTTTGGCGACGCCATGCACTCTGTGGGATGGGCCATCCCTGACGAGGCCGGCAAGTGCGTTTCGCTGCCTAATTTCAGCGAACACAACACCCCAGCGAAGGATCGGACGGGTGCCGAAAGACAGCGCCGATACAGGGAAAACCGTAACGGTGCCGTAACGCCGTTACGTAACGCCGTTACGGTAACGCAGAGAAGAGAAGAGAAGAGAAGAGAAGAAGATATACCGGCTGCGCCGGTAGCTACGAGCGAGCCGCCGAAGCGGCGGACACGCTCGCAGCCCGCAGGCGGCATCGGGTGGTCTGCTGACGCAGGCTGGGAGGGGATCACGGACGCCGACCGTCAGGAATGGCGTTTGGCGTACCCAGCGTGCGATCTAACGGGCGAACTGGCCAAGGCCCACTCCTGGCTCAGGGCAAACCCTGCCAAGGCACACAAGAGCAACTGGCGGCGTTTCCTCGTCTCGTGGCTGACCCGCTCGCAGGATCGTGGCGGCACGAACCGCGAGCCTGGCCGTCGGCCAGACGAGAAGCCGCCCCCGAAGGCATGGAAGGACGAGTACCGCCCGGCCGCCTACCGCCGGCCACAAGAAGTCGCCGCGCTTGCATCGACGTTGAAACTCAAGGAGGAGGACACATGACCACCACGCAGCCGCCACCCGCAACCGACCGCCAGCGAGAGATCCTCGCGTTCGTCCGCGAACGCACCGCGCTCTGCGGCCCGACAGTCCGAGAGATCATGGAGCACTTCGGGTTCCGTTCTCCCAACGGTGCGATGTGCCACATCCGCGCCCTGGAGAAGAAGGGGCTGTTGCGTCGCCGTGCCCGTCAGACTCGTGGAATCGAGGTGGTGTCGTGAGGCCACGCCGCCAGGTCTCGCCGCGGGCGATTGCGGACGCATGCCTGCGCCGCGCGTGGGATGACGACGTTGACGACCGCAGCCGGCGTTTGCTCGAGCGGGCGTCGCTTGTGATCGAGCAGCTGATGGAGCGTGTGACGAGCAACGCCAAGTGTTTGGAGATTGTCGAGGCCGAGTTGGCGTCGCGTAGCTTCCCGCTGCTGGACGACGAAGACCCGGGGATGGGGCTATGACCGCAGAACAGTTTGTGCTGATTGCGATTGGCCACCTGACGCTGGCTGGCACGTTCGTGCTGGGCGTTCTGGTTGGTGTGTCTATGACGAAAGGAAGCGTTGAACATGGGCGCAGTGAAGGACAGGAAGCGTGGTGGCGTCACATTGAGCGTCGCAGATTTGAAGAGTGCTCTCGCCGCTGTCAGCCCGGCGGTGCCAAGCCGGGCACCGAAGCCTGTGCTGACGAACGTGCGTCTGGGTGACGGGCTCGTAACCGGAACGGACCTCGAGGTGCGGATCGACGCCGCCATCGACTACCACGGCGATGCCATGCTGCTGCCGCACGGACGGCTCATGGCGATCCTCAACGCTTCCGGCGGTGACGAGGTGACGCTGGAGACGAAGGGCCCGTCGTGCGTCGTGCGGTGCGGGTCTGGCACGTGGACGCTGCCTGTCGAGGATGCCGCCGAGTTCCCGACGTGGGAGCCGAAGGACGCGAAGCCGATCACGCGGCTGCCGGCCGACCAGTTCGCTCGCGCGGTTCGTGGCGTGGCGTTTGCGGCTGACCAGGAGTCAAGCCGGTTCGCCCTCGGGGCGGTTCTGGTTGACGTGAAGGACGGCGTCGTGAACTTCGTGGCCACGGACGGCCGCCGGCTGTGTGCGTGCGAGATGGAGCACGACCTGGCGGTGGATGACAGCACGACGCTTGTGCCCAGCCGCGCGATGCAGATCCTGTCCAAGCTGGCGTCGGCTGCCGGAGACGATGCGGTGCAGCTCGAGGCCAACGCGAACGAGCTGCTGGCCGAGATCGGCGGCACGACCGTCACGGCTCGGCTTACCGATGGCCGGTTCCCGCGGTGGCGTGACGTGATCCCGTCGGATGGCGGCGAGCCGACTACGGTGCTGGCCACGGAGTTGCTGTCGGCGACCAGGGCGGCGGCGATCGTGACGAGCGAGCAGTCAAAGGGCGTGCAGTACACGCTCACTGCCGAGGGCATCCATTTGCACGGGCAGTCGGCCGAGGCCGGCGAATCGAGCGTGACGTGCGACATCGTGGAGGCCGGGAAGGCGTGCACGGTGAAGCTGGACCCGGTGTTCGTTCGGGAGTGGCTGTCGGGTCTGCCTGCCGACGGCGAGCCGACGATCAGCATTCAGGCGACCGACGCGCAGTCGGCGGTGGTGCTCCGCACCGACACGTTTACCGGCGTAATAATGCCGCTGGCGGAGTGACCATGGAGAACCAGCGAGCGCTGATCCTGACGCAGATGTGGATGGCTGGCGAGAGCGTCGAAGCGATTAGCACCCGCTTCGACATCTCGGTCAGCACCTTGCGGAAATGGGTACAGAAGTACAAGCTGCCGACCAGGCGTTACTCGGCGTGCGAGCCTGCGTACGATCCATCGCCGGAAGAGATTGAGCTGATGAAGGCAGAGCTGAAGGCGAGACACATCGCGGAGCGGATGGCCGAAGACGTGTCGAACACGCAGAGCAAGGTGTCGAAGTGGCGGGCCGGGATCTGTAAGCCTCGAGGTGCGGCGTGATACTTCACGGTGGTATCGCATGATCTACTTCACTTCCGACCTACATCTCGGCCACGCGAACATAATCCGCCACTGTGGGCGGCCGTTCGACAACGTGACCGAGATGGACGCGACGATCCTGGCGGCGATCAATGCTGTGGTGCAGCCGGCCGACACGCTGTGGATTCTGGGGGACTTCGCGTACAGGGGCCGCAGCCCGCATTACTACCGCGACCAGATCGCCTGTCGAGATGTCCGGTTGCTGCTGGGCAACCATGACAAGCGATCGCGGTGCGAAGGTGCGGGATTTGCGAGCGTCAACGAGGTGGCCGAGATCACTGTCGGCACGCAGCGAATCTGGATGAGCCACTACCCGCACCGCTCCTGGCCCGCGTCGCACCGCGGTTCCTGGAATCTCTACGGCCACGTTCACGGCCGGCTGCGAGCGGATGACGCGCAGCTGCAGGCAAACGCCCTGGACGTTGGCGTGGACGATGACAGTGCCGCCGGCCCCGCTCCATGGCATCCATGGTCGATGGACGATCTAGCCCGCGTTCTGCCGCGAGTGCGGCCGGCGACAGCCGAACAACACCGTGCCACGTTGCCTCCGGCGTGGATGGGGCGGCCCTACTGGGTCGATCCGCCGGGCGGCTGGCGATACGGATTCCCGCGACTGTTCGACCCGGCGAGGGACGGCAACGTCACGGAGTGGCTGATCCGACACGGCTACCCCGAGACGCTGGCTCGTCAGGGGCTGATTTGCACGATGACCAGCCATGATCCAGACATGGAGGCTGACGATGCGACCGGATACTGACACATGCCGCGATCCAGAACTGCTGGCTGCGGAGGTGCGGAGATTGCGGGCGGTGATCGACAGTGGCTCACTGACCGACGCGGAGCGACAGGCGATTTGGTGCGCTGCCGAATCGTATGGCGAGAACGACGACGACGCGGAGTGCGCGGCAATCGCTAATACGCTGCGGGGGCTGCTGGATAAGCCGTCTCCTGCATCCGCTGGTTCTGTGGGGAGCGAACTATACGGCGGCGGCTTCAACAAGTGGCTTGCCAGCATCGGCAAGACGCGAGAGACGGCAACAGACGCAGATGACATCCAATGGTTAAAACTTGATAGGCACCGCCTAAACAACCTCTGGCGATGGATTCCGGTGTCGGAGCGGCTGCCGGATGAGGGTGGTGTGTTCCCCTACGTTCTAGCCAAGATCGGCGGAATGCACTATCCGGCAATAGCAAGGCGCAGCGAGTCAAGTTCAGGTTGGGTCGAACTGGGTGACCTGAGGATGTTTGCGGCATGGGAGATCACTCATTGGATGCCGCTCCCGGCTACACCAGAGGCCAGCAAGTAGGCACAGAACACGGAACATCAACAGCCGCGAACGAAGGAGGCGGCAAGCATGAACGATACGAATGAGCGGTCTGTTGCATCGCCTGGTTCTACTGGTCGCTGCCTACTGGTGCTGCGAGCACTTCTTGCCATTGGCTGCACTTCGCCAAGCGTCAACAGCCCGACTAGCCCAACTCCTTATTCGCAATATCCGAAACTCTCGGCCCATTGCCGCACATGCAAACAGTGCGCAAGCCCAATGAGCGAAAGCGGCGAGGAGCAAAGCCTGTGCGATGAAGGGTTTCGATTGCTGCAGGATGATCTACGACCGGGCAAATAAGACGCCGCACCGGCCGAACGTCAGCGCTTCATGTTCTGGCTAGCGAATAGCGGTAGGCCGGTGCGGCGCGATCTAAACTCACAGTAGAACACGCAGGATAAGCGGCGGCTCCGCCGTCCGCTTCATCCGCTGGTTCTGTTTCAGGCCACATTCGTTGACGCTGATTGACGCTGGTTGAATCTTTGGCGAACGATTGACGGGCCGCTACGTTGCGACAGGATTCACGCAACACCAAAGGAGACAATGCGATGGAACGACTGATGACCAGGAAGCAGGCGGCCGAGTACCTTGGGTTTGCACCGCAGACCCTCGCCCGCTACGCATGGCTTCGCAAGGGGCCGCAAACGACTAAGCTCGGGAGGTCTGTGAGGTACAAGCTGGAAGACCTCGAGGCGTGGATCGCCGAGCAGGGTCGAGAGCGCCCCGTGCAACACCGCAAGCCGGAGCGGTTTCCGATTTGCAGTGGCGTCGTCATTGACGGCGAGCGGTACTACAGGGCCGAAGACGTTTTGGAGGCAGCCCGCCAGATCGGGATGGACATTCCGATCATGTCGTTTCGTCACGACGGACTGCTCGCTACGGCCGAGGGTTAGAAACAGAACGACAAGGATAAGCGGCATCGCCGCGAGGATTCACAATCACACAGGAGGTAGAGGCGATGTCCGCTTCATCCGCTGGTTCTGCTGACCGCAGCGACCTAATCGAGTTCGGCTTTGGGCGATTTGAGCCACGCTTGGAGGTGCATCGCTTTGAGGGGCTGATGTATTTCGGGCAGGTGACAGTACCGGCCGACGATCACGTTTCATGGCTGCTGGAACGCGAGATCGCGAGATCCGGCCTTCACGCATACTGGGTCAAGTTGATGCACGAGAACATCGAGGCTATGCCAGAGGACTCGCAGATATCGGGACCGTATGGCATGTCGTGGACCAGGTGCCCGGAGGCAATAGGCGAACTGGCCCTTGACATGCTCGTGACCGTTGTTCGCGAGGCTATGGGGAGAATCATTCCGACAGTGACGCTCACATAGCAGAACACGCAGGATCAGGAGCGGCGAACTATGAGCGACGACAACACGCAGGAGGGTGCCGAGCCGTCTCCTGCATCCGCTGGTTCTGATTTTCGGGTGTTATCAAAACGATGCTGGTCGGCGTATAGATAGGTGGAGGTACTCAGCATGAACAAAGATCAAATCGACTACGACGACCTTATTCGCATCCGCGCTATCATTTCCTGCCTTACTTCAGACCTGTCGGAGATTCTCAGCGACGGCTTGCCGAAGCCACCCAAGAGGGGCCGCAGTAAACAGGATTGGATCGACGCAATGAGTGCGTATGAGGAATGGTATGAGGTGCGAGGGAACAGCCTCAAGGCGGCGGAAGAGTTCCTGAAGCAAACCGAAGGCTGGGTGTAGGGATCATCAGAACCAGAATTAGGCGGCGAACTGGCAGCCTAATCCGGGTGAGACCTACGTTTCGCGGCCAAACGGCGCGCACCGGCCCGCGAAAGGCGGCGAAGGCGGAGACTGCTTGACACGCTCGCGATAGTGCGGGCATGACAATCACGTTCTCTGTCCCAGGCGATCCCGTGCCGCAGCCGCGGCCGCGCGTTTCAACGCGGGGCGGGTTCGCTCGGGCGTATGTGCCAGCTCAGCATCCGGTGCATGCGTACCGCACCGCGATTGCAGAGGCGGCCGACGAGGCAGGTCTGGTCGCCCAAGACGAGCCAATCAGCGTCGTGATCGACGCGGTGTTCGTGCGGCCGAAGTCGCACTTACTGAAGCGCGGCGTCAAGCCAGACGCACCGAAGCTCCCCAGGCCCGATGTAGACAACATCGCCAAGGCCGTCCTAGACGCACTGCAGGACGTAATCGGCGATGACACGTGCGTGGCACGCCTGGTGGTCGAGAAGAGCTACGGACAGGAGGCACGGACTACCGTGCGGATCGGATGATGAAGCCAGTTCATCGCAACATGTTCCCGCTGTTCCTGCAGTCGCTCGGCCACACTGGAACGGCCGTCGAGGTTGGCGTCGCCGAAGGAAACTACTCTCGGACGTTCCTTGATCTGTGGCCCGGCCCGTACGTCATGGTGGACCGCTGGTGCCATATCGAAGGCTACGACGATGTGATGAACGGGCCAGACGCTGAGCATGAGCTCAGGTTTCAGCAAGCCCTCGGTGTTGCCAATCAGCACGCAAGCCGATGCCGCATCTGCCGCATGGACTCTGTGACGGCTGCTGCCACGTTCGCGGATCGCTCCCTCGATTTCGTATACATCGACGGCGACCACAGCTATGCCGGATGCAGGCGTGACATCCTGGCGTGGGCGCCGAAGGTGAAGGTCGGCGGCGTGCTGGCTGGGCACGACTACTACAACATTCCGCCCTTCGAGGTCCGCCGAGCCGTTGCGGAAACGTGCGGCGGCCCTTGCGGGATCACGCACGAAGCATGCCCGTCATGGTGGGTCATGGTTGGGTGAATCATGGACAAGAGAACCCGCCAGCGGTTTGAGCGGATGTGGAAAGACGGCGTCGGGCTTGCCGACATCGCCGCCACGCTCGGCTATTCGTTCTCGACGCTTGCCAAGCTGCGGATGATCTACGGACTCGCAAAGCGATACGGAGCAGATGACGACGAGGCGCCGCCATCGCCGGAAGTTATTCGGCTGCGGTGCATGGCCCAGCAGACAAACTGGACGCCGACAGAGCGACGCATGCGGTGGCAAGGGATGCCGCACACCATCTACCACGACACGCAGGGCTATGGCGACTAATCGATCCAAGAACACCTGCGTCGTGATGACTCTCTGCAGCCGGCCTGGCTACACGAAGACGGTGCTCGACGCCTTGGCCCGCTGCGATGACGTGGACCGCTTCCCGATTGGCCTGCTGTGCGAGCCCGTCAGCGACGAAGTTATCAGCATCGCTGCTCAGTTCACGAAGTTGCCGCACGTGAAGGCGTTCGTAATGGTCGGATCGCGGCGTGTCGGCTGCAACGTCAACACGTATTCGGCCCTGGCGTCCGGGTTCGACCACCACGATCGCGTGATCGCCCTCGAGGATGACACCGTCCCCGGCAGGGACTTTCTGCGATTTGCCGACTGGGGGCTGACGCAATACGAAAAGGACACAACTGTCTTTTCGGTGTGCGGGTATCAGCGGACGCCAGTTCCCGAAGGTGGCTACCGTAACGCCGTCTTTCGTGAGCCTTGGTTCACGCCGTGGGGATGGGCAACGTGGCGAGATCGGTGGCACAGCATCCGCGAGCACTGGCCTGCAGATGATCGCCAGGTCTCGTGGGACACGGTGATCGACAAGATGACGCGCGGCCATAGGTGTGAAGTTCGGCCGATGCTGGCTCGCATTCAGAACATCGGCGCGGAAGGTGGTGCGCACGTGCCCGGCGCGGCGTGGCACGCTGCGCACCACCTGAACCGCCATTGGGTCGAGAGCGTGCCCGGCCCCCGCGTGGATGAATGGCACGAGGTTTCAGCATCCCAGACAAAGGCACTGCGGGCTGACGCCCCCTGCTAACCATGCGACTGCTCACCTACTACACGCCGAGCCACGCCGAGATGTGCCGTCGCTTCGTGCTTTCGCGAGCGTGGGCATTCTCCGAAGTGCGTGCCCTCGAGTATCCGCAGACGTGCCCTTCCGCAGCGTTCAAGCAGCCCGGCTGGAATCGGTGCATGGACGACAAGCTGGACGCGCTGTTGCGTCTGCCGCTGGACGGGGAGCCGACGCTCTACGTGGATGCCGATGTGATTCTGTTTCCTGGTGCGTGCCAGTGGGC